TTTTGACTGAAATACCAGTCAGTTCGTACAGCATACAACCATATGCCATGCACTGTACAAAAATCGACGGTTCCAGCAATACCTAACTGCTTACTATATAGGGAACCTTCTAGGGCATGAATATTATTTATATTCTTGAGTTTATTTTTAGAAATCTTGAAGAGAAAATCGGAAATTGGTTGAACCTTTGGGAGTTCTTCATTCTTTAAAAAATGCTCAGTGAGAGTATGCATATCCGTACCACGACTTGTGGCAGCCTTTGTGATACGATCTGCCTCTTCATTACCGACCTTTTTTCTCCAATTAACAAAGATTTCTTTATTAAAATGACTGGTCACAGAAGTGATGGAGACCAGTCGAAGGAGTTCATTTTCGTCGGGGACAGAGTAATATCTCACCCCATCAATAGTCTCCCTCTCAAGTTGAGGGAGACTAATATCAATATGATTAAACATTAAAAACCTGATTCCATTTTTGCAGTGAGATATTCTTTGACAAGACCGGAACGAACGATATCATCAATCCCAAATTCGATTATATCAAAAGAAGGCATTTTACGCAATACGTTCATAAAATCGACAATACCGTTTCTCTCATTTGCCTTGTTCAAATCAGACTGACGTGCATCACCACAGAAACAAATGCGTGTATTTTCACCAACACGAGTGATAATACTATCAAGTTCATGGAAGTTGAGGTTCTGGAACTCATCAACAATCACAATCGCATTATCAAGTGTAGTTCCACGTAGGAAAGATGTAGACCAGAACTTGATTGATTCTTGTGCCTTGAGATTGCCATACAACATCTCAAAATCGGCATCACTAGGCATCTGGAACATATACTTCACCATATTCTTATAAGGAATCTGGTAAATATCTGCCTTGTCTTCGTGGGAACCGGGCAGGAAACCAATCTCTCTGGTTGCTACAAGAGACCTGACGAGGTAGATGCGCTCATAAGGGGTGTTCTCGTCTAATACATCTCGTAGTGCATTATAGAGAGTAATAAAAGTTTTACCTGTTCCGGCACAACCATAGGCAACTAAATGTTTTCCTTCTTGATAAGAATCAAATAATGTTTTTTGATTTTCCGTAAGTGGATCAATATCCACCAAGTAACTAGAACTCAGTGGTTTCTTTCTTTTCATCTGCTTTGTAGTCAGTCCAACTCCAATAGGTTGCTCTGTTGCAGATGATCTTTTCCGTCTTGCCATATTAAATCTTCTTGATATTTGAACCAGGAACTGATGCTGCTTTTCCAAGCACATCATTCCAACCAGGATTTTTTGCAATTAGTTTATTCTGCCAATCGCCAACCTCTCCTGGTTGAGGACAGGTTGATGGGTCAGACCAGTCTCGTGTCCAATCCGGATTATCCTCTTTCCATTGATCCCATTCGTGGACACTCATCACCACTTCTTTTTGCTCACCAGTCTTTTTATTGACTACAGGATATGTTGACATTGTTAAAAATCCAAGATAGAAATATTTATTATAGGTAGTTGAAGGATATATTAAATCTGCCTGATTGATTTGAAGTTGTTGTAGATCTGTGCTGATTGGATCCATCAAAAAATACAATCCTATTTTCAACACTATCTACAATAGCATCATTACCGATTTTTGTATACCCATTGCACGTATTCAGTGAAAAAATTGCGGCAGTATGTGAAAAATCATAATCAACATGTGATGCATGTTCTATGACACTATGGGTATGTGGATAGAAATTGATCTTGATCCTCAAAAGTGATCTCATTTCAAAGTATGGAAAAAAGATGTTTCCTATTTCTTCATACACATCAGAAGTCGGTACTCCTTGATCATATACTACATGAGCACCAAACCAATCATTATTTGAATCTCCTGGTTTTGTTATACCCCGATGAAGAAAAAAGGGAAATCCCGGATTAAACACGAGATTATCCCTTACAGTCAAAAATTCTTCTTTTGACAGAAAATTATCAATTATCTTCATACCCATTCAAGTGCTTCGGCAACAGTCGGGAACTGCTCAATAAAGATTTTCTTACATGCCTCTGCGATCTCCATGTGCTCCTTCTGTGTGCCTCCATGTGCTCCTTCTGTGTGCCGTTTGCAGACCTCAGAGTGATGTAGTGAATCCAAGAACGGCAGGAACCACTCATATAGAGTCTAGTCGGTGTTGCCAAAGGAAGCACAAAGCGAGCACACTCTTTTGCGATTCCATCGTTCAACATTTTTTGATACAAGTCCATTCCTTGTTTAAAATGTTCTTGCATCAGAATCTGATACTTTTGAATCGTAAACGGATCAACATCATCGATAGAATTTTGACGATTCTTGGTGTCCTGTCTTCGCAGTTCTGGGAGGGGAATCGTCTCACCGAGTAGGGAAGAATCAGCATATCGTTGCGAAAATTCTTGATATGTGAAACTACGATGACGCAAAATTTGAGCTGCAAGACCACGAGTGGTCTCAATCTCCAATGTCATAAATGCCTGCTCAAACACAGACCAGTGTTGATGATTTACACAATACTTAAGAAGTCCTGCAACTTTGGGGTTTTCCTGATTATTTGGGTTTGACACTCTCGCAACATACCCCATAGTTTTTTCGGCATCAGGAGTGACACTAATCAATCTTACATTCATTTTCCAAATCCTTTAGAGTTTTCTTTTTCCATTTTTGCAACTTCTTCTTTTGCACTACGAAGAGCATTTTTCATCTCAATAATACGTTCTTCAGTATAAAGATGATCTTGCTTGATGAGTCTTTCAAGCAATTTTATAAGTTCTTTTGCTTTCTTTGTTTTAGTCTGGATATCCATCATCATCCTCAAAGATTTCATCATAATCAGTCATTCCAGGAAGTTTGGAAGTATCTACAGACGTTTTATATGCGTCCACGTCAGAATACACTTCTGCCTTCAAAGAATCAACAAGAAGTTCAAGGTTTCGAACAATAAGTTTTAGTCTTTCTTTCTCCATAATACTTTGCTGTTTCACCACATTATAGCATAAAAAAAGAGGGGTTTTCAACCCCTCCTGTTATACATTGGTTCAACTTCTAAAAGTTGATCAAAGTATTCACGCAAGTGTATTTTATAGCAAGACCAGTATGTTACACCTCTATATTTGAGTTGATAACAAGATGGTGGTCTGTTGCTGGCATCCATATCATCAAAGTGATATCGATAATCCATCACTTGTTATAGGTGTGACCGCGATAGCAGAATGTTCCGTGAACTTCTTCAGCACCGTGTTGGCACTCATAGCGAACACCACGATAGGTGGTCATCGCAATCTGAGCATCATGAAGTGCTGCTTGCTTCTGGATCTGCTTTTTGATGAGAGTGAGTGTGTTCATGAGTTTGTCTCCTGAAATACTAAGGTTAATTAAAACCCGTTCCTTCAGTCGTTTGCGTCCTGTGTTTCAAAGCATTGAGGGTCTGTATGTTCCATCCAATGGATAAGAATATCAGCCTTCTCAAAGGGAGTGAAAAGAGTTGTCTCTTCTAATCCTTCTCTCAACCAATTAAAGTCATCACAGCGAAGATAATTCTCCACTGGGACATGACTAAAAAAGATGAGTGCTAATGAAAGCATAGGATCAACGAATCCGTTGCGCGACTTACTTGCGTCTCATTCGTTATTCGCAAATAGCAAATGAGATGAACGTAGGTCTATTATAGACCTAATACCTTATTTAGTCAAGCGACCCTACAGGTCAAATTTTTGCCGGGATTTTTTTTCAACTATTTTTGAAATCACTTCCGCTTTTTGGTTTCGGGTGGTTTGTTACCCCACAACTTTGGATTGGTTCTACCTTCACTCTGATTCATGGTCACGAAGTCATGTCGATACTTGTCCCAGTAGTAGTCAAATATATCAACCTTCTTACCTGCCATCACGATATCATAATGAGACACTCCATCCTTTTTATACTCTACTAAGTAAGCTGTGTGTGGCAAACTTCTATCGTCTGCCAAAGAAGGATCACAATCTTCATGAATAAATTTAATCTTCAACTTCTACCACCCCAATTAATATCTGGATATGCTTGTGCAACTACATCTTGTGTGATTTTGTACTTTTCGGAGAGTCTTTTATCCTTTACCAAGACAAGAATTTCTGCCTCTAATGGATGAAGACCTTGAAGAATATTAATGAACATTGTTTCACGACGAACCGTACTCAATCCATCCTGTCCACCTTTTATAAATCGATAAAAGTTTTTAGACTCTCTACGAATCGTGGTGTGTCCTTGCTGATCACTAGAACCAAGAGAGAATGATCCCGTCTCGTGCATTTTACGAACTTCTTCGTTGATCTTGGTTGTTAGAGTCCCACTATAAACATTCTGATCATCAAAACCAGAATATGGAACCTCACCAGGAGGAAGCATTGAAACCACAGACTCATCAAAGTTCCAAATCAAAAGAGATTTTAAGGAAGGTTCTTCATATTTTTTGAGAATCTCAACCTTCTTTGTCTTGGTTCTTTGTTTGGACACAAGATCCAAAACTTCGAAAGCAAAAGGATTCTTCGGAAGATTAGGAACCGGTTCCTGTGGTTTGATTACTCTAGGTTTTTTACTCGTCGTCGTCGCTTTCTTCGTAGTCGTCATGATAGTTTTCAAAGTTAAATGCAATTACCTCATCTGGGATTAGATTCCCTTGTTCATCAAACATTTCGGGGTGAGGTCTTGGTACTTCCCGATAGTTCATCATATATTCTCTTGCAGTCCAACCAATCATCGTACCCAGTATCAGAAATAAAATGGTTAGGAATGAACCAAAAACTAAACTAACTGCTAACATTGTTTTTTCTCCGGGATACTACTTGTCTTTTCCGTGTTTTGATGGAAAATTCGAAATAGATGGTAACCTCCCGTCTCAGAAAGCAAACCATCTTTTCGAAGATGATGTGAAATGGTTGTGTTTGCTTTCTTTTACCTCCATTAAGTAAAAATTCAATACCACGATTCTTGTGGTCTTCATTTTTATTTATGTTAAGACTTGATGACTTGTCTGTCTCTGAGAAATTTGATTGTATCAATGCATCCTCCTATAGTATCGCCATTACATAAAACCTGAGGAAATGTAGAACCTTCACCAAATATAGAATAAAAATCTTCCTTTGTAAAGTGCTCTCCAAGTTCTAAGACTTTATATTCACTGCCAGTCAGTTCCATCACAGTTTTCACCTTATAACAATAAGGGCAGTTGTCTTTTGAGTATACTGTGAATTTCATAATTTTATTTTCTGGTTACAAGATAATTTCCAATTACAAGATAGTCTAGGTCAATATTTTTAAACGTATTTATTGCGTCTTGAGGAGTTTCCACAATCGGTTGACCATTATCATTAAAAGAAGTATTCAGAAGAACAGGACATTCTGTTTCCTCATTATATTTTTGGAGAAGTATCGTAACTTCTGGATGCAACTTTGGATTCACCGTCTGAATTCTACAAGAGAAATCTTTATGTGTGATTGCTCCAAGTTTCTTTCTTTGATGTGGTCTTACTACAAGAGAGTACAGCATATACTCATTTGGATAAACATCAGTGAAGTATTCTTCCTGATACTCCTCAAGCATAATACCTGCGAACGGACGCCATTCCTCTCTGTGTTTGATACGAGTATTGATTGTCTCCTTATTTTCCTTCGGTGTTGGATTCATTAGGATAGAACGAGAACCCAATGCTCTCGGTCCAAACTCTGAACGGTTTTGGAACCATCCAACAATCTTATTATCGGCAAGAAGTTTGGCAGTCTTCTCACACAGTTCCTCAAAGTTGTCAA